CGCTGGACGCCGCCGAGACGGCCGCCGACATGGCGATCCTGCTGCACACGCAGGCCGGGGCCGAATTCGAGGACGAGGACGGCCAGCCGCAGAGCGCCGAGGCCTCCACGCCCTTCAGCACCGTGCCGTTCCAGCGGCGTATGTTCGTGGCGCTGCCCCAGGGCTACGACGCCAGCCAGTTCGAGGCCAAGCAGCCGACGCAGCAGTACAGCAACTTCAAGCGCGAGATCGCCGGGGAGATCGGCCGCTGCGAGAACGTCAGCCGCAACGTGGTGCTGCTGGACTCCAGCGAGAGCAACTTCGCCAGCGGCCAGCTCGACCATAAGGTCACCTACCGCACGCACGACATCGACCGCTCGGACGCCGACGGCGAGATTCTTGACAGGGCTTTCCGCGCGTGGCTTGACGAGGCCCGGCTGATCGACGGCTACCTGCCGGCGGCCGTCCGGGCCAGCCAGGCCGCCCCGCCGCACACGTGGTACTGGGACTCCAACGAGCTCGGCGACCTGGTCAAGATCGCCAACGCCAAAGCTAAAAACCTTTCCAGCGGCCTGACGAGCTTGCCGGCCGAATACGCCGCCCGAGGCCAGGACTGGGTAAAAGCTCTCGAAACGGCCGCCCGCGGCTACGGCATAACCGTGCCGGAACTCCAGGCGCTGATCCGCCAGAACGTTTTTGCAGTCACGACTGCCACGAGCAATGGAACGGGCCAGGGCGGCGGCGCCGCCGACGGCCGACAGGATGACGAAGAGCCGCCCGTACCCCCCAAGGCCGGCCGGCAGGGAGATGAGGCATGAGCCACTACGGCAGAAGAAACAGACGGCTCCAGGCTTCGGGCTCCGGCGCGAGGCCCGCGCCCGTGTTCGGCGTGAGCGTCGTTCTCGGGGGCACGCTGACAATCTGCTGCCAGGACGCCGGCGACGGCAAGGCGGCCAAGCCGCATTTCGACATGGACGCCTACAACGGCGGGGCCATGCGCGTCATGGGCTGGGCGCATCCGGTCATCACGGACGGCCGTGGCGTGAGCCTGGCGGCCGCGAACCTGCCGATCTACCTCTCGCACTGGGAGGACATGGAAAACCTGATCGGCCAGACCGCCCATGTCAAGATCGAGAAGGCCACGGGCAAGATCACCGCCTCGGGCCCGCTGACGGCCAGCCGCGAGACCTCGCCGAAGTACGCGCAGTTGATGGACCACGCCGCCAACGGCTTCCAATGGCAGGCGTCCATCGGGGCGTCGGTCCAGCAGTACGAGTTCGTCGACGCCGACCGCCAGGTCAAAGTGAACGGACAGACATTTACCGGGCCCGTCTACGTGGCCCGCAAGGTAACGCTCGCACACATAGCTGTCGTCCCGCTCGGAGCGGACACGACCACGCGTGCGAACATCGCCGCCCAGGGCGGCCAAGGAGATGCGACCATGACATACGAGCAGTGGCTGACCGCCCAGGGCAGGAAAGAAGCGGACCTGAGCGACGATCAGAACAAGAGCCTCCGCGCGGCCTACGAGTCCATCAAGGCCGCGGGCATGCTGCCCGGGCCAGTGGAGCCCGGCCAGACGCCCCAGCCAGCCAATACGCCGCCGGCCCCGCCGGTCCACGCCTCGGCGGCCCCGACGCCGCCAGGCGACGACGTGGCGGCCCTCCGGACGGCCCGCGCCGCCGAGCACGAGCGGATCGCCGCCGTCGAGCGGGAGGCCGCCGGCCATCCGACGATCCTGGCCCAGGCCGTCCGCGACGGCTGGACGGTCGAAAAGACCCAGCTTGAGGTCCTGCGGGCCAGCCGCGTCCCCGACGCATCCGGCCTGCCGGCCATCCACGCTGGCTCCTCGGGCGGCCCGACGCCCTCCGGCATAGTCGAGGCATCCCTGGTCCTCAAGTACGGCCTCGTGCCCGACCAGCGGCAGCTCCTGGCGTCCTACGGCGAGCAGACGCTCACGGCAGCCGACAAGCTGCGGCGCGTGCGGCTGAGCAAGATCGTCGAGCTGGTCTGCGCCCAGAGCGGCACTAGCCTGCCGCTGGAGGTCAATGACCAGTACGTCCGCGCGGCCTTCAGCAACCAGGCCCTGACGGGCATCCTGGGCAACGTGGCGAACAAGGCCCTCTCGGCCGCGTTCATGGGCGTCAACCAGGTCGCACCGCGGATCAGCCGGGCCGCCAGCCACATGAACTTCCACGCCCACACCATCTACTCGATGGCCCTCAACGGCGACCTCCAGGAGGTCGGGCCGCGCGGCGAGCTCAAGCACATGAACCTGTCCGAGGAAAGCTACACCCGGCAGGTCAAGACGCGCGGAGCCGTGCTGTCGATCTCCCGGCAGGACCTCATCAATGATGAGCTCGGGGCGTTCCTGGACATGGCCCAGCGGCTCGGCCGCAAGGCCGCCCTGGCCCGCGAGCGGGCGACGTTCCTCGCCCTCAACGCCACGGGGGCCGGCAGCAGCTTCTTCACCACGGCGCATGCCAACTACATCAGCGGCGCGACGACCACGCTCTCGCACGCCTCGCTGAGCTCGGCCGTGCAGACCCTGCGGGACCAGACCGGACCCGACGGCGACCCGGTCGGCATCGAGCCGAAGATCCTCCTGGTCCCGACGGCCCTGGAGGTCACAGCCCGCGAGCTGTGCAACCCCAACGCCACGCTGATCGCCACGGCCCTGGGCTCGACGGCGGCCGCCAAGCGCGAGCCGCAGGTCAACATCTGGGCCGGCGCGTTCCGCCCCGAGGTGTCCGAGTGGCTCAGCAAAACCATCGGCACCCAGGCCGGTTCATCCACGGCCTGGTACCTGCTTGCCGACCCGGCCGATGTGGCCGCCGTCGAGATCAGCTACCTCAATGGCAACCAGATGCCGACCATCGAGTTCTTCGGCCTCAACACCGACCCCAACGTCCTGGGCGTCTCGTGGCAGTGCTACTGGGACCTCGGCGTGGACCTGGCCGAGTACCGTGGCGGCGTCAAGAGCAAGGGCGCGGCGTAACCGCAAATCCCCATGCGGCCCTCCGTGGCCGGCAGCCGGTCGGCTGCCGGTTGCGGGCGGCCGGATTTTGTGAGCAACCGCACACAACCACAACGCGACAAGATAAGGCAAAAACCTTTTTCAGGAGACATGGATCATGCAAGCAACCTTCAGACAGCAAGGCAACAGCGTTGACTACACGCCGGGCTCGGCCGTGGCGGCCGGCGACGTGGTCGTCCAGGGCAGCCTGGTCGGCGTAGCCACGGCGGCAATCGCCGCCCTCGCACTGGGCAGCCTCATCGTGCGCGGCATCATCGACATCGTCCAGGCGGCGGTGACCATTACTGCCGGCCAGCCGGCCTATTGGGACGCCGACGGCGACCCGGTCGGCGGCACCCAGGGCACTGGCGCAGCCACCAACGTGGCCACCGGCAACACGTTCATGGGCTTCTTCACCGCGGCGTCGGCCGACACCAGCGAGACCGCCCCAGTCTGCCTGCTGAGCACCGACGCCACCAGCCTGACGACGCACACGATCAACGAGCTGGCCGACGTGGGCGCCGTGGCCTACACCGCCGGCAAAATCCTCGTCGCAGACGGCAACAGCTACGAGGAAGTGGCGGTCAGCGGCGACGCGGCGCTCGCCAGCACCGGGGCGTTGACCCTGGCCAACGCGGCCAAGCCGCTGTCGTTCGCCATCGCCGACCCCGGCGACGGTGAAGCCATTCCCGTCACCGCCAGCGGTCACGTCGACATCGTCAGCGGGGCCGGCGGCGAGACCAACACGCTGGCCGTACCCGCATTCGCCGGCCAAGTGCTGGCGATCACGCTCAAGACCGACGGCGGCGGCGACCGCGTGATCACCGTGGCCGACCCGCACATCGACGGCACGAACAACACCATCACGCTGAATGACGCGGGTGACACCGTGCTGCTCCTCGGCGTGTCCATCGGCGCCACGTTCGGCTGGCGGCTGGTAGTCAACGTCGGCGCTACCCTCAGCCACGTGTAATACGGACAGGCCACAGGCTCCAGGCTCCAGGTACAGCCACGGACGGCGCCTGGGGCCTGGGGCTCGGCCTGAGACCTGAAGCCTGGAGCCTTCTTCGTGAACCGGATGCAGACCAACCTGATTCGCCATTTCGAGCGGTTCGCCGCTGTGGCCGGCGTCTCGGCGACGTACGCACGCGGCGACGACTCGGTCGATCTGACCGTCACGCCGGCACAGACGGCCGTGCGGAATGAGGATGCCTCCGGGATCTCCGTTATCGGCAAACGCCGGGACTTCATGGTCAGGGCGGTAGACATCAAACCGGCCGGGGCCATCGTCACGCCTGAACCGGGCGACCTGGTCCGCGTGACCGTCGGATCGCAAGTGGTCGTCTACGAGGTCCAGCGCCTGGCGGGCGAGGACTGCTACTACGAGTGCGACAACCTGGGAACTTATCTTCGGCTGCACACCAAGTGCATCGACAGGGAGGCGGCATGAACCCCGAGACCTGGGCAGTAGTGTCTATCAGTGTGGTAATCGTGCCCAGCGTGGCGTGGCTCGTCAGGGCGGTGCTCAAGCTCCAGATCGAACTGGCCCAGATGCAGACCCGCGAAAGCGAGCGGGACAAGAACTGCGAGCGTCACCAGAAATGGAATGGCGAGCTGCAGAAAGCCCTGACGCGGATGGACAAGAACATCACGCGGCTCTGCCAGCAGGCGGGGCTCCGCGAGGAAGCCGAATAACTGAGCCCCCCAAGGGGCCGAGGTGCGACACATGACACTCACAGCACAACAGCGGCAGACGACGGCAAGGGTGGACCTCGGCGGCGACGGCCTGGAGGCCCTCCAGGCGGTCCAGGCCGGCGTCGAGGCATTGGCCCCGGCTACGGTTCCGCCGCGTACCACCGTCGTGACGGTAACGACGGCCGGGCTGACGCTCGACCAGCTCATCGCCGCCGCACGCCTGGGCGAGACGGCCGACCAGAGGCGGCTCCTGGCGACGACGCGAACAGTCACGCTGGAAAACCACAGCAACACCATCACACGCACGACGGGCAACGCGGCGCCTGGCGCTGCCAGCACGCCGATCCCCACGCCGGGCATCCAGTTCGACGGCACCCAGGCGAGCCTGGCCGGCATGCGGTTCTACGCCGACAACAAGGCGATGAGCATCACGGAAGAGGGCTGAGCCATGAGGTTTCTAAGCACCAACCAGACGGTAAATGACGCGGCGGTGCAGGCGGTGCAGCTCGCCGCCGATGTGGCTGTGGTCACCGCGGCCAAAGCGGATATTAAAAGCGGCGTGGTGGTGCTGACGGGGGCGGATGCCGGGACGTACCCGACCACGGAGGCGAGCAAAGCCGCGCAGCTTGCCGACGACGCGGCGGAGGTTGACGCGGCCAAGGCCAAGATTCAGTCCGACGTGACGCTGCTAGGAGTCGCGGGCACGCTGGCTCACAGGCTGGAGGTGCCCGACCTGCCCGAGACAGTCACGTACACCGCGCCGGTCAACGCGACGGCCGGATGGACCGCTTCGGCCTCCACGCTTGGCATCGAGTCCATGCACGTCATGGACCGCAGCCCCTATCCGCAGGCATTCGCGGCCGCGCCGAAGGACTGCCTCACGCTGTTTACCAGCGACGGCTCGACCGGCAGCCTGGCCTACCGTGACGTGGCCGCGATGGATGTCAGCAATGGTTTCCTCGTCGGCAGTTTCTACCTCTATCCCGGAACGGCCGGCGACGCGGATGACTGGCTCGGCATGCTCAATGTGCAGGTGCGCCTGTACAGCGACGGCGCGACGGACTCGGCGCACTACCGCACCATCAACATCTACGCCAACGGCGGCGACGCGGGGACATACCAGTTCGCCGGATGGCATCACTTCGGCGTGGCGATCAATGACGGCGCGGCTCCGGGCGCGTCCTTCGACCCGGCCAACGTCACGCGCATCGCGCTGCGCCTCGCCAATACCAGCGCCAAGACGCCGAAGGTCGCGTTTGCAGACCTGCGGATTCTGCCCCCGATGGCCAAGGGCATCTATTCGTGCTGGATCGACAACGCCTACGATGACGCCGTGGCTATGGCCGGCTACGCCGCCAGCCTTGGGATCACGGTCACGGTCTCGGCGATCTCATCGCTGGTGGGAACGGCCGGATACGCCAGCCTCGCGCAGTTGCAGGCCATGAAGGCCGCCGGGCACGTGATCGTCAACCACACATCAGAGCACGCCAGCTTCGGCGGCCTGTACAGCGCCAACGTCGCCCAGGAGTATCTGCGATGCGCGGCGTGGATGCTGGCCAATGGGCTGGCTGACCATGCCGCCGTGCTCTCGGTGCCCGGCGCGTATCTGCCGGAGGCCGCGTACAACGTCCTCATCGACCGGTGCGACGCGATCTTCCATGGCTGGGACACCAACGCCGCCCGCGCCTTCGTGCCGTTTGGCCCCGGCCGGCGGCGCCTGCTCTACGCGTCGGCGTGCGCGACGGACTCGGTGGACACCACGACGGCCAACGCGGCGCTGGCCAGGGCGATTGCCGAGAGGTGCTGCGTGATAACGGCCTGGCACAACAACTGGGACGCCGACAACGGCGTGGCATTCTCTGCTCACATGGACGCCGTGGCCGCCGCCATCGCGGCCGGCACGGTCGTGAACTACCACGCGGGCGACCTGCTCACAAGAGCGACGCTGCCGTAGCCGCGCCGATAAAGGCGCAGCTTGATGCGGCCAAGAAGTAATTCACAACAAGCGAAAGGATTCGACCATGAAGCGGATAGCGATCATTGCGGTGGTGCTGGCGGGGCTGGCCCTGGGCGGATGCAGCGGCATCACGGCCAACGCAGAGTACAGGGGACTGATCGTCTCGACGGCGCAACTCTCGGCCGAGACTGCCTACCGGGCCAATTGCGGGCAGTTGACGCCGGATGAGATGAAACAGGCTCTCACGAGCCAGTCCATCGTTTGGGCACGCTTCGTTGACGCCCTCAACGGCGTGGACTCGCGGGCGACGACACAACCGGCCAAGTGAGGGCTGTTGGACGCCCTTATGGGAAGGTGCAAAAAATGAGCGACATAACGATCAGTATCGACGGGCTGTTGGCCAAGACGCCGGACCTGCTCAAGCCTGTGGTCCAGAAGTACGGGCCGGGCCTCGTGGCCATGACGGCCGATGAGTTCTGCGCGTGGATGGACCTGATGATAAACGGCGACGATGCGGCGGCGTGGCAGGCGTTGCTGGCCAAGATGCCCAACGCGGCGTTGCTGGAAGCCTGGAACACAAAGGCGGCAGAATGGGCGGCCGCCAACGAAAAGAACGCCGCCCGTGCAGCACTGCAAAAGGAAGCGACGCTGGCGGTGCTCAAGGTGCTGCTTGGCGCGGCGCTTGCCATGGTGGGCCTTTAACGCCTTTGTGGCGTGGAAACTCTTGAAGAGGATGATCGGCATGGACAAGCAAACGATTCTCTGGATCATTACCGCCGTCCTTCGGCTGTTGGCCGGGGCCGTGGCGGGCAAGCTCGGCTGGGACGCCGCAACCCAAGAGGCCAACGTGGCTACCGCCGCCGGCGGGCTGGCAGCGCTCGTAATGGTCGGCATCAGCGTGTACACGAGCATCAAGGCCCGCAAGCAGCTGCTGGCAACTGAGCCGCCGGGGACCGGGAAGAAGTAGCAAGTAGCCGGTAGTCCGTGGCACCTGCCTGCCGGCAGGCAGGTTGCTGGCATTTGTTTGGCATTCGTGGCATTGGTCATTGGACATTGAACATTGAGCACTCCCGCATCCAACCTGGTAGCCCTTGCCGACGCGGTTGTCGCGGCGTTGAACGAGGCCGTTGCCACGTTCGCCGAGACGTTCACGGCCGTGCGGCGGTTCGCGCCGATCACCGACCTTGCGACGGTCAAGGCGGCGGACCCGCCGCTGGTGTACATGATCCCCATCGGCGACGACGAGGACCGGCTTGGCGGCGGCGACAAGCCCAGCTTCATGGGCGACTACCAGGTTGACTGCGTGATCTACGCCCGCGTCGGGCCGGGCGGCGACGCGGCCGAGGCCCGCTGCGCGGCCCTGATGCTCCTGCGGTCGCAGATCCGCGAGTTCTTCAAGCCCTTGCGGCTGCGAGTCGTCGGGATCAAGGGAAGCTACGCCGTCCTGGACGGCGTGGACGGCTCGCCGGCCTACGGGCAGGATCGGCTGGTCAGCGAGCACTGCTTCGTGTCGGCTCAGACGCTCTTGTTCAGGATTCCCGTATGAGCATCGCCGAAGACAGGACGTTTTCATTCTCATCGCCGGCGGCCGCCAGCGTAACGGTAGTGGGCGGGCAGGACCTGGCCGACGAACTCGCCGGCCTCGAGCGAAAGCTCGCCCGCGGGATCATCCGCGACGCTCTGAAGGAAGGCAGCGGGCCGATGCTCGCGGCCATCCGCTCGCGGATCAACAGCCGCACAGGCATGCTCTCCAGCAGCGTCCGCGTCCGGGCCGGCAAGGGCGACAGGCCGGGCCGTACGTCGGTGATCATTTCGGCCTGGGCGACGGCCGGGGCCTTCGCCAGGCACCGCGAGATGGCGGGCCGCTCCGCGGTCGCCGCCAAGGTCCGCGAAAGCTACAAGGGCCGCATGAGGAGCCGCTACGACGTTTATTACGGGTATTTCGTGGAGATGGGACACAGGACGCCGGGCGGCAAGGATGTGCCCGCCCACAGCTTCGCCCGCGCCGGCTTCGACGCGACGGTGGACCGGGCCGGAGAGCGGATCGAGCAGACAATCAGCGACGGCATAGGGGCCGTCTGATTTGGAAGAAGAAGGCTTCAGGTTCCTGAAGCCTGAAGCCTGAAGCCTTTTTATTAGGAGATCATCATGACGGACGAGTATGACGCCATAGTCGGCATCGGCGTGTCGCTTTCGATAACCCCTCCCGGCGAGGGCAGCGTCCTCACGCCCTTCGAGGGCATCGAAGATCTGTCCCTGCCCAGCCGCCAGTACAAGCAGGCCAACTGGACGCCGCAGAGCGGCGTGAACGCCGGCAAGGAGCAGGTCGTAGTCGGCTCGGAAATCGCCGCCACTATCGAGGGCACCGTCGCCTACGAGCGGACCCGCCACGCCGCCCTGGAGGCATGCAAGGGCATCAACGGCTCGGCGGTCCTGCTGACGCTGCCGGACGGTGCGACGCTGATCGGAACAGGGGCGCTGGTGATGCTGACCATCCAGCCCATCAGCGACTCCAAGACCATCACGGCCAAGTTCACCGTCGCCCTGAACGCCGGGTGGGCCTACGCCGCCGGCAGCGGGGCATCCGATGCGGTCGTCGTGGCGACCCACACGGT